GCGAGTCCACGAACCAATTCAAACGTTTTGTCTTTGATTGGTGTGTCTCGATATACTCCCTTACGTACTAGTACCGTTTTCATATTACTCCCTACAAGTGTTATTAACTTACGTATTATACACTATTACGAAGAGGGTATATATTTTTTTATATGTTAATACGAATCAATACTTACGTTCTATGTCATCTTCGATGCATTGTTCACCATATTGTATTTCAATAATACGAACAGGTTCGTTAGTGTTGTTGCTTAACTTATGCCATGACTCTACAGGCACTAACAACTGCTCGTATATTTCGTATTCACGCTTAGCTAATACCTTAGAGTTACTACCTTGCTCTACAGTAGCAGTTCCCTCTGACACAAACCATAATTCATTCCTTAGATTGTGCTTTTGCAAACTTAAACTTTTTCCATGCGATACAGTAAGTTCTTTAACTTTATGTGTACTTGTTTCGTGCATAACTCTATAATAACCCCATTCACGTTCGGTTTTGGGTGCCAACCATTCTTGCAATATCCAAGACGACGAATTCTTCTTATCTTCGCCACCAATGCCGAAGTGAAACTTAATATCCATCCAAGTAGGACATGTGCCCATTTCAGGTATGTTCCCTTCAACTCTGTCGCCACCATTTAAAAAGTTAATAGTAGCACCATGGTATAACCGTGCGGTCATTTTTATGGCATCGCACGCACTACCATCACTATCATCGAATACAATTACATCATGTACACCCTTGATGTTACGTAATATCTCTACACGCTCACTTAATGGCATAAATGCACTGCCTTTCTTACGTGCCAACCACTCGTCACTGTTTATAGCAACCACAAGTCTACCGTACTTCTGTGCTTCTTTTATGTATGCTAGATGCCCACTATGTAGTGGGTCAAATCCGCCGGTAATTAACGCTACTTGCATATTATTGTCCGTACCAAATATTACTATAATCTAACCACGGGAGAACTAAATCTTCACGTTTCATGTACCCGTATTTATTAATACTTTCTACACCAGTCTTAGGAAGTAACCCCTTATCTGCTAAGTCGTACCAAGATGTATTTTTTGGATTCATTGGTTCTATGTCACTTTTATACACAATTGCTTTAATCCATGGGTCATTGTATTGTTGTTGGAAGAACCCTGAATTACAATCAAATCCATTCACCGATAGCATGTGTATTAAACTATCCACTGTATGATTATAGTAATGGTAGTTGGGTTGTGAATATGCTGACTTATTGTATTCTAAGTTTGTTGTACTCGGAACTTGTAGCGCCAACATACCACCTTCTATTAACATATTGTACCAATTGCTTAATGTTAATAACGGATTAAGTGCGTACTGAAAACTATCATGGCAATACAATACATCAAACTGTTTGTCTAATTGAGTTTCAAAATCGTGCTGTACGTATGTTATATTGTCGTGTTGGATTAATAACTTTTCATTTATATCAATACCAGTACAGTTAATATTCAATGGAAGCAAAACATCATCTACATCAACTTCGCGCGTTGCCCACCATTCTAAATCCAATCCTTCCTTACCGCAACCAATATCACACACACTATCAATACTTTCCATGAACTCAGGATAAGCGCATAATAACTCCAATGTTTCTAGACTATGTTGGTGACTTTCCTGTGCTGAAGTGAAACTCATACAACAACATCCTCCATACCAGCAGTACGCAACTTAACGATGTGCCCTAGTTGCCATTGTTTGGTATCCAATCCCTTCATAATACCCAACCATCTATTTCGTAATAACGCAACCTCATTAATGAGTAATTCAAAGTCAATAACCTCATCCTCACCGTCTGCGTACTTCTCTGCATCTCTACTACTCAGTGAACGCGCATATGCTTCAAGGTATTGTTTAAAATACTTACGCCTAATACGTCTTAACTCAATATTAAGAAATTCTAGCACTGCTTCTATTTCCTGCAACTGATAGAAACGTTGTTCAGTAACACCAGGTAATTCCTTAATATTGGTTTCGACATGCCCATTAAGAATTACTTCTAATTTTGCCTCATCCAATTGTTTATTGTAGTAGTCAATAAAATGTGGGATAGAGGATAAATCTTGAATTACTTTAGTATACCACATGTTCAAACTCCACTAGATATGGGAATGCGTCTCTCCACGATGTTCCCCTTCTTCTATCATATTCATTTAACGCTCTAATAAGGATTCCAATCTGTTCTTCGTCAACTGCACCCATTTTTTTAACATATATATACATACCATTCACTACATCATATCCATTCTTTTCCTCATATCCATTCTCACTATTGATTTTTTTTAATGCTGACTCAAAATGCCTATCCCAAAACCCATTTGGGAAAATTAATGGGTGTAGGTGGGGTTCATGCGTCACAAACCCACCTGTTTGATATATCGGCTTTCTTACCCTCCATTCACTTACTTTATCCATCAATAAATGAAAATTAACAATACTCAAACTAGAAACTGTATGATTCACCGTCAAATATAACCAATCACCACAAGTCAAAAGATAATCCATATTCTTTTCGAATTTTTTTAAGTCTATACCATGGCGAGTATATTCTTGGTCATCTCCCCATGAATCTATACTTGCAGTTATGTCAATCCTTTTTACGCACCCATCATCGACTAATATTTTCAGTAAGTTTATATATTTCACAAACATAGCCGATGGCAACATTAAATTAGATACAAATGTTAGAGTTAAATTTGGTCTTGGATTATTCTTAAAAAAATCAACACAAACATTAAAATCATATTGTATGAATGGTTCTCCACCAAGCACATTGAAATGCTCTACGTTATGTGAATTAACAACCATCCATTCCCAAAATATTTTTTTATTTTCATCAATATTTGGGTCTCTTTCTTGAAATTCATTTCTCAAATCGATGTTTGGAAATTTTCCAAATTTCTTATTCTCAGATGCAATTCTAGAACTATATGATGTGTGACAATACACACACGCCAAATTGCACTTATTATCCAAATAAACCTCGACGGTGGTAGGGGTAGTTGCTGTGGTTATGGTACCATTTTCCAATTCCATTGGAAATGATGGGATATTAGATTGATGGATTCTATCACTTATCCCACCTGAATCTTCTACATTTTTGCAAAATTCACAGCCCTTCATTGGCCACTTATTATCTAACATCGATTGGCGCTGTTTCATCTTTTCATCGGTATTGTGGAAATTCATCATGCTCGACGGGGTGAGTTTCTCTTTATCGACCCTATGACACGACGATGTCAATCCATTATAAAAAATAATCGTTGACCAAGACCATTTCGACTTGCATGAAATATCAGAAAGATGTGGGAATTTACCTAAAGAATACATTAATACTCATCATCATCATCATATTCCTCATCTACATCTACATCGATATAATCAAGTAATGCCTTTTTGATATCATCACTTGTTGTTGTGCTTGCAATTTTCTCACCATCAATGCCATTTTCAATCAGTAATGCCACAAAATCATCTGCAGCATCTTTGACATCAACGATGTGCGCTTGGAGTACATCCCATATCTCTAATTGCAATTCAAGACTCATTTTCAACTTCCTTTGCTAAATCATTTTCAACTTCCATCGTTTCAATATTCTCAATAGTTGCTTCTTCATTGATGCCAATATCCAACTCAGGCTCTTCTGCACTCATTTCTGCCATCACTCTATCCAAACACCCATTTTCGTTTCTTTCCCATACTTTGCGGAATTGGATAATTTCTTCTGCGTCTGCACCAACAGCACTAGTCTTTGAAATGTACTTTAAACGATTTCCTTGCTTAACTAACAAGCCACGCTTTTCTGCTAAATCAGTTAATCCACTGTACGGGTTCATGCCCGTTTCGTATGGAATTTTAACTTGAACTGCTTCGAATGGCTTAGCATAACGTGTTTTCATCACCTTACATGCCGCTCTAATACCTTTAACCTCAGTGATTTTATTTCCATCTTCATCTTCTTTAAGTTTAAGTTTGCGCATAGCAATAACAATGGATGAAGCATAAATGAAACCTTGCCCACCACTAATTTTATCATCTGGGTCGAACATATCCTGTGATGCGTATGTGTGGTTTGTAGCAATGATTCCTACGTTATAAGCACCAATCATATTAACTGTATTGCGCACAAGTGATGTTAATGCCTTTGGTTTACGTCCTAGGTCACCTTTCATGTCACCTGCTTCAAACTGCTTGACGTCTGTTGGAGTTAATAACATACCCAATGAATCAATTACAAAAAGAACCTTTGGTCTATCTTCTTCAGCCATTGCTTTATAATCAATCATGAATGTACTAATAGTCTTGGCAACATCGTCAATCATACATAAACTAAGTTTCAATAACTTAGCAGGGTCTGTATCTACACCAAGTGCCTTTAACCATGATTCATCAAGTGCATTCTCAGAATCAATTAACACAACAAAGATATCCTGTTCCTGTGCATTCTTAATAATATTACCTGATGCAAAGTAAGACTTACCTGCGCCTGATTCGCCAGCAAATACCGTTACCTTACCCAGTGGTACACCTTTGTTGAAGTCTCCTGATATGAGGTAATTTAATGCGTAATTTCCCGTTGAAATCCAATCAGTTGGGTCATGAAATCCTATTGATAATCCGTCAATTGATTTTGTTATACTTTTTCTAAATTTACTTACGTCAAATGGTTTCCCCATTGTTTTTCTCCTTTATGTATGTAATTCTATATATCTCTCGTAATATGTTGTGATTAATTTTTCATTGAAATCATCGAATCCCATAGCCATAACTTCATATTAGACGACGTTGTTGGTAATGTATTCAATATGGAATTTAACCGATAACCGCAATCACCCATGTTATTGTGGTAAATATTTTAGGTATTGTTTGCTAAAATAATGGTCATAATTGTATTCTATATTATCTTTCTCCATTAAATATAAGTCATTCCAATCATCTATACTCAAATGAGAAAACTTCGATAACATTTCCATCATTTTAATTATTCGTTTGATTGGGTTTTTTATTTTATCAAATGAATAATCAAAAATTTTATCATATAATTTAAATCCATAAGCATCTTCCAAATATTCATGCCATAATGGTTGTCCATTTGCTACAAATAATCCCCTAGTAACAATACTATATACGAATTTTTCCGTTATAAATGGGTAATAACTAGTAGACAGTGTTTCACTAACAATATGTATGAAACTTTTAGTTAGTTTGTGTTCCAAGTTATATATATTTTGTGCATGATTATATTGCACATGTCCAAATGTAAAAACAGTATCCAAGAATTCAGAAGAATTTATAAAAAACTTTCTATATAGTCTAATTTCATCATCTGTCAAATCCATATTGGAAAAATGACCATCAATATGTGATTCAGGATAACTGAAGTTCTTACTAGAATACCTCGAATCAAATAACCCAAAATTATCCATTATTGAAGACAGTAGTTGTCTACCTACATGGTCAGAACCATTAAAACTACATAAAAAATTCTTAAACTCTGTACATGGGTGAGTAGAATAATTATACAATACACCTAAACACCTTTCTGATATTTTGGATGGATGTGAGATATCCAATGTTGGGTATGAATCAAGCATATCGGATGACACAACATAACTGATATCTATCGGCTTATCAAACCCCACTGATTCTAAATAATCAAGAACTAGATTATTCATATCTTTATTAAACCCACCGAGGTGGTCATTAAGTATTACTTTATCAGTACTATCTAAACGAGAATCTAATCTATGATTGATTAAATCCTCGTATATATTACTACTAATAATCACTGAGAGACTATGCGTTCTGTCTTGCTCGGATTTGTGCAAGAATGTCAGACGCCTTATCACTTGACGATGCAACTGTTTCAGTTTTAACTTCAGTTGCACCTTTAGGTGTTTCAAAAGGTATATCAGCACCTACAGCAGATACGTCAGCAACAGGAGTTACTACATTCACAGTACCTTCAG